GGCAGATAAGGGTTGTCGTAGTAATTCACCTCAACCGTGACGCTGTCGTCAGGTGGGCTGACGATGAAACGCTGATAGGTCGGGTCAGACTCTTCGCCCGGGTTAAACGTCACCCAAATTTCTGAGCCTTCTTTACGAATGGTGGGTATCAGGATTGACCATGAATCAGAGGACACTGACTGCGCCTCCTCCACCCAGCAAATATCCACGCCTTCCGTCGACTTGATGCCGAGCGGATCGAAGCGCAACCCCTTGAACAGGAATTCGCTGCCGGATGCGCTGGTGATTGTCTCATTGGTAATGCGGAACCACGGGTTGAGTCCGAGCATCTCTATCTGGTCTTTCAGCAGCTTGTGTACTGAATCCTTAATCGAATTCTGAACCTCACGGGTGCAGAGTATGCGGAGCTTCTTGCTGGCAGCCATAATGACCAGTGCGCGGGCAGCAGCCCATGATTTAGCGCCACCGCGACCACCGTGGAATGTCTTATATCGCTTAGGCTGAAAGAGTGGCTTGAACTTAGGCGCAAAGCTAAGTCTCGTCTCCGCTGCAGTCATCTTCCGCTCCGAAGCTAATCACGAATGATGGCGTGGCAAGAGGAAGGCCATTAGCGCCAACCAGTTCGTTTTTAACGTTGTCTTTGAATGCCTGGACGGTTACGTGCTTGCCAAGCAGTTCGAGGTTCTTCACTTTGTCCGGCCATTTAATCTTTTTGAGGATGCCGACCATTTCCCTATCTTCGCCGCGCCCTTCAAACATGTCAGCAAGGTCAAAGCCACTCAGATAGCGCCGCCATGATGCAGGCCACTGCGACACGGGCTTAATGCTCATGTCATCAGTCATGATGTCGAGCACATCCATTTCGTCGATTTCAATGAGCCGCCTCAACACATAGGCTGCATCAACGTTAATTTGCTCGTTGCGTTCAGCTTTCAGTTCAACGATTCTGTTTTGGATGTCAGGTTTTGTTAGGTTCTCGCAACCTGATGCCCGGGCGGTCTTTTCGCTGTACCCCGCCCGAATGGCCGCTTGTGTGGCGTTCAAATCGATGAGGTACTCGCGACAGAACATTTCTTGTTTGTCGGTGAGTGCCATTTTTACCCCAATGAGGATTTAGTATGGAAACAGTTTTTTTAAGAGTGAAAGATGGCCGCGATATTACCTTTGTTGGTCAGGAAGTCGCACATGTGCATGATTCAAGTAAAGATGTAACTTATCGCATATATGAAACAGAGAAAGGCCACTGGTTGATGACTGCAACATCAAACGAAGATATCCTGTTGAAGCATCAAGTCATTGAAAATAAAGCTACAGATGTTCTTACCCAAACCTTTGGATTCTCGGATATATCAAAGTCGATCTACGAGCAGCTTGGCATAAACACCGCTCAACACCTTGATTTATAGTAAAATTCAATATTTTTTATTTAAGAGCCATCATGAGATGGTTCTTATTTAATTCGTACTTGGAAATTTTTCTCTTCATATACAATCTTAGTGGGCAGGCGACTCGATGGCCTCCCAATCTGTTGTTGCCATATTCACTCCAATAAAAAATTGCCCGGAGGCGTTGCTTTCTAATTCGGCCTAACCGTCGGTGAAAATTTGAAAGCCATTTTCTAGTGGCGTAATGTTCAATTTCACCCACTGGAGGCAAGCAAATGTCAGAACATAAATTCTCTCAAAACTGTGTAGCAAAAGTGCTGATGGCTGGCAGTACACGTACAATCATATTTGCAGGAAGTGATGTCCCTGCGAGCTTAGGAGGCGTGATGCCGGACGATGCTGCTGCTGGCGTGTCTTATGCCTGCCGCTTCCTTGAACTCAACAAGAGGGAGCGGGATGATTTCAAAAGTTATTTATTGAGCCAAGGCTTCAATTGATAAATCATCATCAGGCGCACTCGCAAATGCGCCTTGTGATGCCAAAAAACCACACGGAGGCGGTCTTTTTATGATCTAAGGGTATTCATAAGCTCGTTATTTAGCTTGTAAGATATACTCTTACCGGTACCAAGCTTTACAATATACTCAAGCTTATCAAGCTTACCGCCTGCCTTATCGATAAAACCAAGCAGATCATTCTTCCATTCAACAAAGTTTCTAAACTCAATAAAGAACATCGCAGATTCTCCGTGCTCTAATTTTTTTGGTAACTTGGTGGATGCATGAGAGTTGAATAGAAGCACTAGTGTTTGATTGCCACCGCAAACCCACGTGATTGAACTAATAACAACTGGATATAACCCAACATTAGCAATCTCCAGACTTAAACCCATCACACTGATGCCTGGAGCCGTGGAAACAATCACGGTGCTATTAGTCGATGTAATAAATGATTTTGGCTTTCTATTTGCTATGTATAGCGATACAACTACTGCAGCGAAGGTTGCGATGCCTGCGACCCATGTGGCCACCATAACCCAAAATGTCCATCGCGCGGTTTCTTGCGTCGCTAACAAAGTTTCTCTTGCTGCCAAAAGCGTTTCAAATGCAATTAAATCAGAATGCATAGATATCCCTCTCATAAAAACGAAAGGGTTATATTACTTTAAACACTGCTCGTTGATGTACTGCTGCAACCCAGCTATTTGTTTTCCGGCAACTTCGATTCGCTCTCTGAGGGTAAAATAATCCCGTTGAGCGGCGTCAGTAAGTCGGGCGCTGGCTGCATCATCCATGCCGGAGGTGCCGGTGGCGGATTTTCTCTGACAGGTCGCATTGAGCTGCAACCGGCGCCTGCCAGCAGCAACATCGTCATGCAGCTGATCGATAGTGGCTTTGGCATCCGCTAATTCCTTCGTGTATTTCTGGTCGAGGGCTGCAACGCTTTTCTGTCGGCGTTGCATGTCGTTGATGGTTTCCTGACGTGTCTCCGCCAGGCTGGCCGCTTCGGTGTATTTGCTGTGGTAATGCTCCGCCACCGAACCAAACAGGATGATGCAGGCACAAAGCAGGAACCACAGCACTGAACGCCAGTTATTTGCCAGCCAGTTCATCAGCGTTCTCCGCCAGGCACATTGACCGCTCCATATCGCGGCGATTCATCAGGCCACGCCATTTCTGGCCACCTGCATAAATCCAGCGGCGCAGTTCTTCACACGCACCGTCCACATCACCGGCGTTTAACTTCCGTAGCAACGATGATTTTGAAAACGCGTTTGTGCCGACGTTGTAGGTAAAGCTGTAAAGCGCAGCGCGCTGATATTCACCCAGCGGGATTTTTACCATGCTGTCGACAGACTTTTTGACCGGCTGCAGGTCATTCCAGAGCAGGCGATCGCACTCCCGGTCGGTGTACTTCTTACCTTTGATTATGTCGGTGCCGGTGTGGCCGTCACAGACAGTGGTCACGCCTGCCACATCTTTGTAAGGCTCGTATACGCGCCCTTCCACGCCATCCTTTCCACCAAGGAATACCGTGGCGATAAGCATGGAGCCGCCGCCCGCGACAGCGATTAGCTTGTTGCGCAGGCTGTTTGACATAGACATGGATTAACCCTCAGTAATATCTGGTGCGGTGGGCCAGCGTTGTAGCGCCTTAATCTGCGCCAGTGTGGCCTTGCGTTTGTAGTACCAGTTGATGCCAAGCGTGAACAGCGCCACCAGAATACCGGCCAGCACGCCTACAGCACTCCACTCATCAGGACTGAGCCGGGTCAGGAGACCATTGGCAATCGTCCCGGCAGATGCGCCATAAGCAGCGCCTGATGCCAGTTTGCTCATATCAATACTCATTTCACCTCCGTGATTACGGTCGGTGCTGTCGGTAGTCGGAGAAAAAGCACGCCACCCCATACACACAGGAGGAAATCCAGAAACCCGGAGTGGCGTGAAAACGAAAAAAGGCCGCTCTGATGGCGACCTTTTAAAATTGGGGGATTGCAGAAACGAAAAAGCCCCGAGTCGTTAAACTCAGGGCTTAAATTCGTTAACGAAGGCAGAAATCCCATCGTTAGAGCCAAATTACCACAGTTTCCGGAAAAGTAAATAGCCCACGATAATTTAACGAGCTATTTACCTTTTTTATGCTGTTACTTTCGATAAGGCGTGATTAGCCCAAGCCTCTTCCATCTCTAATTTAGTTATCAGAGCATCATAGAATGGCTTAACACTCTTCTCCCAGGTTGCTACAGAGACCAGCTCTCCTTCGCAGAAAGCGGCCCGATATGCCTCTGTCGATGGGATTCGCTCATAGCCTCTTCCGGAACAACGTTTGCAATCCCCCATGACCGGCACACCCTGCGCTTCTGTCTGTTTGCGATCGAGCGCACGTCCCCGGCCAGAACAGTCGTTACATGATGCTGATACAACTCCGCGGCCCTCGCAGGGTTTGCAGCGCACCCGCACCACTTCGCGCACGTTCCGCCTGATGCCGCCCGCCAGGGGTGACTTCATCGTGAAAACTTCAGTATCAATGAAGCCTGCGCCCGAACAGCATTCGCATGACTTCACGCTGGCCGCGCTGCGGCAATAATCCAGATAGGCATATGTTGCGAGCACTTGCATTACGGCTGGTTTACTATCACTTCCAAGCTTACGAAGGGCTGCAACCCTGTCGCAGGTTTGAAGTGCATGCTGAGTTAATAAGGTGATCGCCCGATCACTGTCATGTTTACTGATTCCCATCTTTCCCAGGAACGCGCTGTAGCCCATTTCAGCGCGACCCTGAGCCATACCCATTGCCGCCATAACATCAGTACCCGTCAGTGCTTCTGACGCAGTGGCTGGTGTGGTTGCCGTGTAGTTTGGAGATTTTGGTGAGTGGAATTTAATGGCACTTTCGAGATTCATGCTGTCTCCTGTCTTGTTTTTATCAGCTCTCTGGTCTTCTGTCGGTAATCCGCAGCCAGCTTCTGCAACTCCTCACGTGCCCACTTTTTCAGTTCATGTGGGCCCATCAGGCGATCGAAAGCAGCCTGCCCAATCTTTGCGATGAGCCGCGGCTTGTACTCGCCGATATTCCCGGACAGGTATGAATTGCAGTGCTCACACTGGAGGTGGCAGTTGGTTTCGTCGTAACGGGTTTCTTTGCTGGCGCCTACCGTGCGGTAGTGACCGGCGTTCATCTTCGCGCCTGTATTGCGGCCACAGCTGATGCAGGGTTGTCCGAAATCGCGGGTGCGGATGTACTCGTTGAATGCTGACTGAGCTTGCCTGTGGAAGTAACTGAGGGGCTTTACTGCTAACTTGCGGATTTTGATACTGCGTCTTTCTTGCTGGGCTTCGTCCTTTCGTCGTCGTTCTGCTTCCTGTATCGCCTTATGCCGGTCTTTTTCCCTTTTCGCCAGCGCTATTACGGTTCCGCAATCCGGGCTGCACCACGTTTGATTCTGGAAGCCAGGATGAAACCATTCGCGGCATGCAGGGTTCTTACATCTTCGCCTGACCTTTCTCATCGCCCCCTCCGTGCATTCTGCAATCTGGCTCGGGCAACAGCTCTGCCACGCACTCGCTGCAGCAATATGTCTCGGCAACGGTAAGGAATGCTCCACAGAACACGCACACCAAAGCAGACTGCACGCCAGCGCCAGTAGGCTGACTTAATTGGGCTGTTCTTTTCGGCCTCTTCGTACATGTTGTCGAGTTCACAGGGCTCACAATTAGCTGCATAGAAATGTTTATCCTCGGTGGTTAGGATGATGTGACAACGGCAGCAGCGATCAGCTCCAGACGCGATTTTCATAAGTCCTGTCCCTCCTCGGTTCGCGGTTGCCTTCGGGTAGTAGCGCGCTGACCAGCCAGAGGCGAGGGTCTGCCGCGAGAGTCTTTTGGGTTTGAATGTTGCGGGCGGTATAGCTGGAGATGAGACTTGCGGCTGTTTCGGAATCAAGTGGTTCGCGAGTGAACCAGGTCATGTGCATGTGTTACTCCCAAAGCGACTTGCCCATTCTGCTGCGCGGGCTGATTCATCGCTGAATTGAACGTTGTTTTCTGCCCCAAAGGCATGGATGAGCGTGATCAAGTCCCTCATCTCACCGACGCGCATTTTGCTGGTTGATTTGCCAAGGACTACAAAGCCGCCGTCGATACCTGGCACCGTTTCCTGCCTGTTCAGCGCTGCACTGAATACGTGCTTCCACGATTCGCTGTCCAGTTTCTTTCCGTACCAGATAACCTGTTCCGAAACGTCACGCAGGCACGCCCAAAGCATGCGGTTTTGCGCAAGGCTGCGGGTGTCTTCCTGGATGGTTACTTGCAGAGGTTTTTCGGGACTGGCGGGAAGGTGCTGGATGGTGGCAATGCAGTTCTGGCGGATATTGCTGTTCCTGAGCAGGAACGTTTGTTTCTCCACTGGCTACCTCCCGGTGGCTGTCTCCGCGATTTGTTCAAGGTGATATTCAGCCTTGGCGATCACTTCGCTGATAACCAGGTGACTGTGGCCGCCTAATGTCAGAACCCGCAACAGCACAAGCGCGTCGTGTACCTGCCTGTGATGGTCAGGGCGTTTTAATGGGATTACGTTGTTCATGAATTATCCTGATTACTCTTTAAATTTTGATTGGCGAGTTCGTCGATGGTGGCGATCACTTCCACGGCCAGCATTTGAATAGCGCTCAGACTTTCTGCTGATGCTTCGCGCTTTCGGGCAATGTCGATGATTGCCAGCGTCAGATTGCGCGCCTGCTTCAGCGCCGGTTGCCTGATTACCTTCTGAATAACCTGTGTCATGCTCCCCCCGACTCCAGACCTGACTGCCAGAAGAAAAACGCCCGGTTAACGACCTCAGAGGCATAGCCCAGGTAAGTGCGGGTCATGTCGTGCCGGTCGCCGTACATGCTGCGGTACAGCCGTTCAAACCGGCTTCGCTGTGCGTCACTCATGATGCCCTCCCTTTCAGGCCGAACCGGCTGCGAATTTCCGCGATTTTATCCAGCCCCTTGTCATTGCTGAGCGGGAGATGCAGGAGCGGAATCTGCCTGCGCGGCGGCGGAATGACCTCACCTGCCTCCATGCGGTGCGCCATCTTGCGCAGCTCGTCAGCCAGTCGCTTGCGGCATTCGCCGTCGGACAGGTTGAACGAGCGCATCTGGTTGTAAACGGCGGTCACCATGTGAAAACTTGCCGGACTTTCCCACGGGAACTCTTCGCTGCTGTCGTAAATGCCACGGTCACGGCAGAAAAGCCGGAACATGTCATACAGCGCTTCTTCGTCCGGTAACCCGGCGGCGAGGTAATCGCCCTGCCTGCACCACTCGATGAACTGGCCGGGCGATGGCAGAAACGGGGAGCCATTGGCGCGGGCCTGTTTCATACCGGCTGACAGCTGCTGCTTGTTGCTGATGCCATTCTCGGCGAAGGCGGCGATCCACTGGCGCTTTGCTGCGGCTTCGTCGCGCGGGTCACGCCAGGCGGTGCTGACCGATGCGGGGAATACCTGCTTCAGGTTTGCAAACAGCGCGTCAACCAGACGTTCAACGCCCTCATGCACGCCGCGCTCTACCGGCTGCGGGCCTTCGCCTGCGATGCGGGACAGTGCGCCAGCGTCGCGGCTCTGAATTGCTGCTACAAGGTTTCTCATATGAAATCGTTCTCCCATGCTGTGCGGCTGTTCCAGTGCTCAACCGGCTGCTGAGGCGCTGGCGTTCTGTTGCGGCCCGGCTGGCTCATCTGCGCCTTCAGCGTTTGCCACTTGGCGCGGAGCTTTGCAGGACTGAGGATATTGGTCTGCCAGAAGTGATCTGCGTTTGCCCACCGGAAGGTTTCGCAGATATCGTGATGCGTTACCTCCAGTGAACCTCTCATCAGCCGGATGTCATTCGCCCAGGCGGGCCAGTTAGGTTGCTGAGCTGTCGGGGCGATGCCCTGCACCTTCCCGAAAATCCACTCTGCGGCTTTCAGGTCATCGGCTGTTCCCCACTTGTCGCCTTTCGGTGAGTGGACAGCAGCTTCAGGA